CTCCTCCTCGTCCTCGCGAAACGTACACGACTGGTAGAAGTCATCGTACTCTGTGGTCCGCAGGTCGTGGTACTGGTTCGCATGAGAGTCGTAGTCGTCCGTGTTGCTGTTCGCAGACTTCATCACCACCAAGGTTCCCGAGAAGATGTCGTCATTGAACGGCGGTGGCAGCATGTGCTGATTCGTAGTTTCGTCATCGGCGTCATCGGTGGGCACACCGAAGACCGCGAAGACCTCCTCTTCGTGTGGAATCTTGCCTTGGAACTGAAGCATGGGTTGACGGGTCTTCTTGCGAAGCCACTCGAGAACGTCGGTTGTCTTGGGAGGGACAGTGAGCTCCGTCAGGGTTCCCGAAACACCAATTGCAGTGGCAACAACCATTGCGTGTCATTCTGTTCGTCTTCGTAAGTCCGTTTTACACGGGTCGTGGGCGGATGGTGTGTGCGACGATAGCAAAGATGTTGTTGGGATCTTCGGTGATGTAGGTCAGAAACCAGGACAGGAACAGGAACATCAGAATCAGGATAAGGGCGGAGATGATCCACTGCATCGTGGGACTTGTCCAGAAATCGTAGTTGCTCTTGCTCATCGCCTTGGCAAAGACGGCTTGAGGGGACTTGGGTGAGTTCCTTGAGCTTCCTTCGGCGCCGCAGCACGCGGGCGAGTAATAGACGTGGTTCGGGTCGGCGGCGGTCGCGGGGTCCTTCGGGTCGAAGACGGACAAGGACTGGACCACTTCGCTGGGCGGACGGGCGTCGACGGATCCACGCAGGGCCGCAAAGTCAGACTCGAGCATGTAGACGGGTTCCTGGAAGTAGACGACGCGAGGTGTCAGATTGCCCATGGATTGCCTCTCCGCCGCAGCAGCAGGGGCCCACTTCTGATAGGTCGTATCAAAGATGAATCCACCGACATTCTCGAGGAGTTGTCCGTCGGGTGCCAAAGAGTAGACTGTGTTAATCCACGTGTAGTAGGCCTCCTTGCCCGTGACGAGCGAATACAACGACCAGTCGCTTCCCGTGTCGGCTGAAGCGGACGGGTAATCGATAGGTGGCTCCTTTGTTCCTCCCGTATCGTAGTGACCATCGGACGCATACTTGATATAGCCATCGATATCCGCCTTCTTGACGCTGTCTTTTACTTTCTGATCACTACTACCGAGCTTTTTCCAGTCGTCTGCGACCTTGGGGTCCTTCGCAGGATCGTACGAGGTCTTGGGGAGTTCGTTTCCTGAGATGGTAAGGAACTGAGCGGCGATGCGGTTAAAAAACTTGACACCCTTCTTGCTCCCGTCCACCGTCTTCATGATCGGAATCATGAGGATGATGGGGGCAGTCGCGGATCGAACAAGAAGACATGCGTCGGCTTGGAGACCCACACCCTTTTTGCCTTCCGCACGCAGAGGTGCTCCCCAGAACAGGTCCATCGTGTCCCACCACACTGCGGCCACACCAAACGGCGAACTGGCTCCAGGATTAAACGAGCCCGTGAAGGGCGCCGAGGGTGTCAAGGTAATGGAGTTCGATGGCTGATAAATGTTGGGAACGGTTTTGGTCTTGTCTGCTGCCGAGATTGGTATCTTCCCTTGCGTGTCAGGACGGGGATTGACTGTAATCTTGACCGAAGATGCTGATACACCGCGATCGATCGTCAGGGCACATTCAGTGCATCCCTCTGATGTTTTAATCGACAAGCCTTTCTGGATGTTCTTCGACTTGTCCACGTTCGGCCTCGTCACCGTTCGCCTCGGAAATGAAAACGTACTGGATCCACCTCCCATTGTATGGAGCAGAGAAATCAAGTATCCCAAAGTAACAAGATGTCGTCTCGTCCGAACCCAAACCCGTTGGATCTGAAGCCGGGATACCTTAACTGGTGGCAGTCCCTCCTGCTTGCGTTTTCTTGTACGCTTGCGGGTTTGATTGCTGCCTATTCTGCCATGTCGGGCGTCTCCATAGGTAGTACGGGAGAGGCTGCGTCATGGGGAAAGGATCTCTTGAAACTGACCCCTCACGCGCTCTTGCTGTTTGGTCTCATGGCAGACGCGATCACCTACAACGGCGTCTACTGGAGTTCGACCATCGTGGGTTTGTCGGCCGCAGGACTCCACGGCATGCTGGAGTCAATCACCAATTCGTTTGTCGTGCTGATGCAGAACATCGGCAAGAACATCACTGGCGCCGGGGCTCCTCCTCCGGCTGCGGCCCCGCAGCAGGGCGGTGGTTTCCGGATGAGCGGCGGCGGCGACTACAATGGATGTACCGTGACGGGCGCAGAAGGAATCGCTCCCGACCACCGCACAGCCCAGACTATGGTGGTGACCGTGTCGGTGATTGCGTACTTCTTCTTTGACCTGTGGCTCAACCGCGGAATCATCAACTCGCTGGGAACCCTGGTTGTAGGTATCCTTTTGCTGATAGGTCAGGCCATGGCGATCACCCCTACCTGCTTCCCTCCCGAAGACAAGGACAAGCGCACGATCACATCGGGAGTCATGTACGCGATGCTCTTCGGAACACTCATTGGCGGAGGGTTCTATTCGTTCTTCCAGGCCTTCTACCCCATGTATCTGCCGAGCACAGTGATCCCGCTCCAGAACTACGCATCGCAGGTTGCGAGCATCTCGTCGACGGGCTTCGTCTATATACCCGGCAAGGGGCTAGTGTCGGTGTCATCCCCTGAAGGACAGCAGGCAATTGCCAACGGAACCGCCATGTCCCCTGACGACATGTCCGCGGCTCTCGACGCGACGGGAACCCTTGGCACTGGCAGGGCGGGCGAGGAAACCAAGTGCTCTTAAGGTGCGGCAAGCGCCTTCCGCAGCAAACTGTAATACATGATCACATTCGTTCCCGAGTGACGACCAATCTCCACACCGTTCTTGGCGACCACCACCGTGGGAACCAGCTGGACGCCCAACGCCCGCGCCATACCCTTGGGATCGGCCTGCGTATTAATCGACTCCCACGCAATAGCAGGGAAGTCCTCGGCCATCTGCGCGAGAGCGGGCTTGATGTGCTTGCAGGGACCACACGTCGGAGACCAAAAACTATATGCGATGATGCTCATTTGGTAGTATACTCCGGCAATCTTTAACCCGTCTTTTCGATGGATACGGTCGTCAACTCCGCACGCAGCATGGTGGTGCGTTGCGAGACGTTCTTGGTCAGCGTCACGTTCTTCGCCTTACACATTTCCTGAAACGCCTTGTACAGGTGCTTGTCCATCAAGTCCCTGTCGAATGCGTCAATGTTTCCGCGAATCCAGTGAAGCAGAGTCCCCTGGGCCACAGGGGGTCCGAGCACCGCAAGAGGGCATCCCACAACAATCTCTGCTGTGGGTGGCGGAACCACAATCTCCTTTTTGCCGTCCACGGCCTCGCGCGCCAGCTTGTCCACCTTGTCGTTCTGAATGGAGAGATCATCCGACCCACCTGTGTGGGCCTTGACGTGAACGAAGCGGTGGGACTTGAACTTGGAGATGCGCTTCACGATATCCTCGATGAGATCACGGTGTAGAACAGGCTTGCCTTCCGACGTCTTCCAGCCACGACTGATCCAGCCCGTGACCCAGACACTCACACACTTGATGGAGTAATCCGAGTCGGAGTAGACGACCACATCTTCGTCAAGACAGCCACGTGTCTCCAGAATCTGGACGGCGAGGCGGATAGCAGAGAGTTCGGCTCGGTTGTTGGTCTGGTCTTCGGTATCAGGGACTCTCTGTCCCTCTGACCACTCGGGATGTTCGGGGAACCATGCAGCGAATCCGGCGCGTGCGCCGGCGCGTCCGTTATTTGGGCAGGATCCATCTGTGAATACGCGCATACTCCTTATGTCTTCGCCCGTTGTAATTCCGTTTCGGCCGCCGCGGGGTCATCCCAATACGATGTGTCCAATGTGCCGTGGACCACGGGTACATGAAGGTAGCGGGGAAAGGACGTGACACTACAGCGGCTCACAATCGCAGGTTGGAGCAGGGGCTCTTCGGCATGAAACCAGATTCGGCAGCGGAAGGATCTCTGCTCTAACGATCGGCGCAACGTTTGCTGACAGGCCGCGCTCAAGAAGTGGGCGTGCCACACCAGCAACACGCGCAGACGAATGTGGGTTTTGGAAGGAACAAAGGACATCCATTGGGATAACCAGGGGGCAAAGTCGTCAATGGAGTTCATGACGGCTGCGTCCACTTCTTCAAATTCAGCGTGGTGGGAATGAGCCGCCTTGTAGGCAGCCCAGTGATCCGCGGTGAGGCGGTCGTTCATGCACTCATACAGGATGCGATGGGGTGGTGGGAAGTCCATTACGCAGTCCCTTCCGTAGTTGACGCCACGATGCGTTTAACAGGGATATCGGCAGACACGACATAGAGACTGTTCTCCGTGAGAATCAAAAAGACCTTCTCCTCCTTCAGGCGCATGATGGAGGCGATAGGGGACGTGTACTCCGTGTCGGACTTGACCAGACACTTCTCCTCTCCACGGACGCCAATGCAGCACGCCTTGGTGATGCTATCGCCGTAGTAGTCCAGATAGATAGGGCGATCCTGCTCGATCGCAATCTTGGCCGCGGCAGCCATGACGGTGGCAGTCGGAACGGCGGGTGCGCTCATTTATACCACCCCCAGGCTTGGAAGTGTCGTATTTGAACGCTAGCGTGTGCAATCCTCCAGCTTGAACCTTGACTTCATACACAGGCACGGCGTATCCGTGCGCGGAACTGCCAACAGTCCAATCGCCAACTCCTTCACCAACTTCACCTTGGGAGAGATGGCAGCCAAGAAGCGGACCAGATGGTCCACGTGCTCCTCGCCCTGCGGCGTCTTGGGCAGGCGCATGCTCTCCTTGGCATCGTCCACCACTTGGCGCACCATGGTCTCCATGACGCCAGGAGGCAGGAGGCCGCGCGTGAACAGCTCCGCGGTATACACCGCAAAGCCGCGCTTCGTCTCCTTCTGTTTGGTCCACGCAATGATCATGTCATTGAACGTTGGATCCGTGGAGGGCGGCACGAGAATCACGGCGCTCGTGTCGTAGAGGGTATCGAACATCCCGATCTGAACCGCCAGGTCTTGGCGGGCATCCTCGTGGGACTTGATAATGTCATTGTAGGCATCCGCTAGCATGGATGCGTAGAAGTTCTGCTTGATTCCGCGGTCAAACAGCAGCGTGGTGATTCGCAGGCGGAACATGGCATCGCGGGCTGCCAACTTGGTCTTGATGGCCGTGACGAGCTTGTCGTAGGTCTGCTTGGATAACTTGTTGAGGAACGCGTTGATTTCATCGTAGTCGGGGTCCTCCTTGTCTCGTACCTTCCGTGCGACCTCTACAAGGACGTTGGAGCGCCAGTTGTCGTCGCGGACAGGAGGTGCCTCGCGACGAATCGGACGACGAAACGCGGGGCGGAAGGTGGTGGCAAGTTTCTGCAGAAGAGCCGCAGTATCGGCTGGAAGGGGGCGAGTGAGGGCAGCACGGTTGCTGTAGATGTTGAGTACAGAATCCATCCCACCCTCAAGTTCCCTTGTTCTCTCATAGATTCGTTTTTAGTGAGTGAGGCGAATGCGCAACGACATCAAAAACGGATACAGCCACTGAAAGGTAAGGGAGTCGTGCCAGAATGTCGTGGACTCTTTGGTATCACGATCCTGCGAACAACGACTACTCTCTGCAAAGCTACATCCGCGTCTTTGAGGTCAAGGATGTCTCTGACTTCTGGACCATCGTCGACGGTATACCCAAGGAAATGTGGGAGTCGGGCATGTTCTTCTTCATGCGGGGTGACATTCCCCCGCTGTGGGACGCGCCCGAGAATGACAAGGGCGGCGCATGGTCCAAGAAGGTGGACGCATCCGACACACACGCCGTCTTTGTGGACTGCATGGTTCACTGTATCGCCGAATCCTTCCTGAAGGGACAGAACGAGACCATCTCTGGCGTCACGGTCAGTCCGAAGGGACAGTTTCATATCGTGAAGGTATGGAATTCAACAACCAAGGTGTCGGACCGCAAGTTGTTCAGCCCGACTCTGAAGATGAAATTGGGCGACGACATTGCCTACAAGGCCCACAATCAGAGGCCGAAGTGAAGCGGAGGCATGCCCGGAGGGTGTGGCTCCTACGCAGGGTCTGGAGAGGCGTCAAATACACTCACAGTTGTTTGAGATCCAGTAGAACGACACATAGATAAGCCACGCATGGAGAATCGTGGTGCTCACGACGAGGATGGTGGTACCCGTCTCCTCGTCCATTGCTTTTTCAATGGGAATAACAATGAAGGTGGCCTTTACAGTCGGACGGTTTCAACCCCCCACGACAGGACACAAGGTTCTGATTGACCGAATCGTATCCGAGGCGGGTGGACCGGGCGACAAGGCATACGTGTTCGTGTCGAACGCAAAGGGAAAGACAAATCCGCTGTCTGCAGCAGAGAAGATACCGTTTCTGATGAAAATGTTCCAACCATCGGTTGCGTCTGGAAAGCTGCACTTTGTCAACACCGAGGATTGTGAACAGGAGCCACCCTGCGGTGGTCCTCCTGCCGCATACGCATGGCTTCGAAAGAAGTATCCCGATGCTGAATTCGTGCTTGTTGCTGGGTCCGATCGCGAATCAAGCTTCGGACCCAATGCGGGAATGTGGAAAGCAGGTATCTCAAAGGAAATACCAGTACCAGCACCTAAATTCGAGGGTATCAAGCGCCAAGAGGGCGACAAGACGAGCTCGCAAGATCCATCCCTCATGTCGGGCACGAAGGCGCGTGGATTCGTGAAGGCAGATGACAAGGCGTCGTTCAGCGGCGCGGTCAAGTTCGGAGCCATGGAGGACTCCGATGTGGATGCTCTATTCAAGCTACTGTCTACGAGAACGGCGATGTTCGGTGGTGGAGATGATATCGACGAGAACAACGTCGCATGGGATGCGGACTCCGAGCCCAAGCAAGCAGGTCGTCGTCGCACCTATCGCAAGTGCCGCAAGTGCGGTTTACCCGTCAAGCCCAAAACCACGTAATGGAGGTCGCCCTCCGCGAGTGTTTGGCAGCAGCCATGTGGAACGCCAATGCCAAGACGGGTCTCCGTGTTAGCATTGTGCCCTTGATTCAAAAGGTCTTGAACGAGCTTCTTCCGAAAACGGATTCTAGGACTCCAGAAACCTCCGAGTGGGCGCCGTCAAAATGTCTTCCTTCTACTCCCGCATCTCCACCGTCTTCAACTTCATCAACCGCAACGCCGCTCGCCTTGAGGAGACCCATCCCGCAATGATCACCAAGCTTACCCAGGCTGCTGGCGGAACGGGACAGGGTCTCGGAAACAAGCTTCCGCCACATGAGGCAGCCTTCGCAGTCGTGCTCGAGGAGCAGGGTTGGAAGCCCGCAAAGGGTGAGACGACTGGCTTCGTCTATCAGCACCAGGCCAACGGAACCCAGCAGTCCATCGACTTCCGGCTCATGGAGCTGAACGAAGGAGCCGTTGTGCACTCGATCGACACCGACCTCAAGCACGGAGGTGAGGGAGCGGGTGCCTCCATCTTCCTCAATGACGGTACGTTCTTGGACAATGTTGTCTACATCATCTCCTTCACGCGCCTCCTTGACAAGGTGAGGGGCCAGCGCAAGTGCCCGCGTGAAAATGTATGTGTTGTGTCGCTCGGACAGGACATCATGACCGAGAAGGACAAGTCGCAACTCAACCGCCGCTTTGACCTCCTCAAGCAGCTGAACGCCGAGGCAGATGATACGGATGACCTGGTACTCTACATCCGCAACGCCAACCAGTTCAAGTGCCGTCGCTTCACACCCGAGTTCGTCACGGACCGGCTGGCGAAGACGCTAGCATGGCTTGGACCATCCGCGTCACCCACAGAGCAGGGACCGCATTC